GTATCACCTGTGAAAAAGAGAGAGGAGTTCCTCTCGTCTTTTTGTGGTGAGGGAGTTGGAGTTTGGGACAAAACCTAGTTACGCCTTGATGAAGTGGACCTTGAGGAACTTCTGGAGGTTGAGGTAGGTGACCTCGGTCTTGTCATCGACGCGGAGGAGCTTCGCGAGGACGGCGTTGGGGAGGATGCGGCGCTTGAAGTTGGGGTCGAAGCAAGAGTGGGCCTTCACGTACTCGGAGACGAACTTGGTGACCTCAGTCTGGGAGCGCTTGGAGCCCGCGGAGATGCCCATGAAGGTGCAGAGCTCGGGGGTGAGCGGGCGCTGGACGAGGAAGGCGTTGTTCGCGCGGCGGGCCTCCCAGGCAGCCTTCTGCTCGGGGGTCATGTCGGCGGGGTTGATCTTGCGCTTCTTCTTCGAGTCGCGGGCCTCCTTCTTGGCGGCCTTGGCGGCCTCCTGAGTGGCCTTGACCGCATCGCGGACCTTGGCGGTGAACTCAGTGGAGAGCGCCTTGAGCTGCTCGGTGAGGGTTGCGAGGAGGACCTCGGAGGAGATGGTCGCAACGGGGGCGGTGGTCGCCACAACGGTGGGGACGACAACCTCGGCCTTGGCGGGGGTCTCCTTCTTGGCAACCGCCTTCTTGGCAGGGGCGGCCTTGGGGGCAGCAGCCGGGGCCGGGGCAGGGGCGGCGGCAGTCTTGGGGGCGGTCTTCTTGTCGGCGGGCATCTTGTTTGCCTTAACGGAGGAAGCAGAAGAGGACATTTTTAACGCGTTGATATACTTCTTACCTCCCGCGGTCATGTAAACCGCTTGCGTTTGGTCGACCTGCGAAGTTTCTAGACGCCCATCAGGAATTTCGGACACTCGCGATTCGTGTACTTGACGATCCCTCGGGCGACCTTGTCTTCGAGATAGTAGGTGCGGTAGGCCTGAACGGCATCGGGGTGCTTGTACGCATCGGGCATGGCTTGGCGAAAGGGGGTGGCCTCGCAATCTGGAAGGGCGGGAAGTGTTGATTTGAGCCAGACAAGATGGGGCTCGGTCTTGTGGGTCTTGTGGGCGCCATAGCGGTGGCGGTATTCGGCGCAGAGGGCCAGCCCAAGCTCGACCAACCAGAGATAGTTGGCGCGACTCTCGCGCACCCAGATGGCACACGGGTGGTTCGCATGGGTCTTCTTATACGCTCCTGAGGGAAGGTCTGGAGTCCCCAGGACGTGGTGTGCGCTGTACAACAGCTGGGCAGTTTCCAGGATCATCTTCACGACGTGTTTGTCGCAGTGAAGGCGAGCCGCGAGGTGCGGGCACCGAGAGAGAACGAAGATATTCATTTGGGGCACGATCCTCCTGGGAGTCCCGAACCAATCCGTTTTTAGAGACGATAGAGGGCAGACAGGAGACAGAACGCGAGGGGAAACGGAGCCTGGGCGTGACAGAGAATCGCCATCAGGGCATAGGAGCACTGGAGGGCGACATGATCGGGGGACAACGACCATGCTGTCATGAGGCATCGATGAATCAGCGCGCCCGCATGGAGATTGCCCGGCAGGGTTGCAGCGATGTCATCGCGCAAAAACCGAAACATGCGAACATAGTCATGCGTCCCGAGATGGAGAAAGGGCTCGACGAGCAGAGGGCCAAACCCACAATCGGAGACGGCTTGACTGATGATCGTCCATCGCATTGTCAGTCGCTCTGTGACGTCCCGCGGATCCAATGGGACGAGCTCTCGATGCCGTCGGCGATAGGACCACAGTTTCCGCAACCGGGTTCGCGTGTCAGCGGACAAGGGAACCTTGGTATAGGGATTTGCAGGCTCGATCGAACGCTGGGCCCATTTCCAGAGTGTTCCAAAATCGAACCACCAGATCTTCCCATTCTCCTCGAAGGCGAAATAGTCCAGAGGGTACTGGCGATCGGAGGTCTCGCAGGTCACCAAGTCATCGTCGTTCGAGAGACCCGCTCGACGGAGAACGCCCGGTCCTCCCAATCGAAGCCGGCGCCGAAGCAGGAGGCCTCGGACCCACGCTTGAACTCGAGTCGCAGCTCCTACCTTGTCTTGATTCACGACGGCCCAGAGCGTGACCGATTTCGTTCTCGCATGCACCCCGCAGAGGGTATGCCCGTTGAGGGCTTTTAAGGGGCACTGATCCAAACTCCCCCGTTTCCGCACCGACGCGCACGATGGCATCTCTTATCAATTCAGAAACATGCTCTGAAAACGGATCGGGGGTTTTGCGGGGGAAGACATGTATACTCTCACACAATGTCTACCACTGCAATCATCTCTGCGTCCACTCTTGATGCCTCCAAGGTCTCCTTCGGCGATATCCGCATGAACAAGGCGGGTGGCAAGACTGTTCCGATCAAGTACAATGGACAGAGCCTTCAGATCCGCATCCCCAAGTCGATGTACCCCATGGGCATCAACATCCGCGAGACTGAGAATGGCAACACCTACCAGATGGCGCTGACCCTCAAGGGCTGCGACACCTACGCGAAGGAGCGTGCTGACGCCAGCGCTGGCGAGTACGGCGTCCTCTACAACTTCCTCCTCGACATGCAGGAGAAGCTCCTCGACGTCGGCACGGCGAACAGCGCCAAGTGGTTCGGCAAGTCTCGCACCCGCGAGGTCCTGACTGACATCATGAAGCAGTTCCTCAGCCCCAGCGTCGAGCGTGTCAACGGCGAGTGGGTTCCGTCTGGCAAGTATCCTCCGAGCTTCCGCATGAAGGTCCCGGTCTACGACGGCGTCGTCAGCATGGATGTCGCCGACAGCACTGGCAAGCCGATCGCAGTCGATCTCGAGAACATCTCCTCGGTCTTCCCCAAGCGAGTTGAGGCCTCTATCGTCGTCACGCCGAGTGTCTATGTCTCCGGACAGGGCTTCGGTGTCACCTGGCGCATCACGCATGCTCGGGTTGCTCCTCCCCAGCGTCTGACGGCGGCTCAGGTGTTCGCGGATGAGATTGAGGAGGAGACGAATGCTCCTCCGACTCAGATTGACGAGGAGGAGACTGCTGAGGCACCTGCTCCTGCACCGGCTCCTGCACCGGCACCGGCTCCTGAGCCTGCGAAGCCTGCTGCGAATCGCCGCCGGAACGTAGCCGCAGCCGTGTAAAGATCTCAGAGTCAGGGGGCGGAGTATGAAGGATGAAGTCGGAATCAACAAACAACACCTTTTCCAATTGAGGCAGATCCAGCGGGGCCTCAACGTTCGTGCAGAAGGGAGACGGCCGAAGGGACCGTTTTCCGCATTTGACACAGGTGTACACCGTCGGGCGCTGGATGATCATCTCGGGGGTCAGAATGCGAAGGGGGCCGTGGAGACACTGCTCGAGGAAGCTCTCGATCGTCGTCCACCCCTCATTCAGGAACCGCTCAAAGGGAGCCTTGGGCAGTCGGCTCCAGAGATCTCCATCTGTTGTCCAGCCGTCTTCTTGCAGAAGAGTTCCGAACTCGTCTTCCTGAAACCACAAGAGCCGAACGTCTCCCGGATTGTCGCGGGCATGTTCGGAGCATCCCACGCGCTGAAGATCCTGATCGTAGAGCCAATACACATTCGCGTGGGTATACCGCGGGTCCCGTCCTCCGCGATAGACCTCCCGACCGTCCATGACCCAGAGATCAGAAACGACATCAATATCGTTCTCCGTAATATCGGGGGAGATGTCCGTGTACACAAACTCGGGGGCGAGGATGGAATACATTACTCTTGCTAGTCAAACTTTACCGACAGCGTGAACGCCGAGAGGCAAATCGCTTTGGTGGCAGACCGAGAGAGCTCGTGACGCTTCCGGCGGTCTCCCTCCTTCGGCTGGAGGGTTGTCGAGCAAGAATCCATGTCCGCCTGCACCGCATCATAATTGTCCTCGAGATACTCCAAGACCTCATCTTCGAGGACCCAGTGGAAAAAGTTCAGCTGTCCGACGGTCGTGTTGAGTCCGAGGAACGTGATCTTCTTCCAGCGACAGAAGGGATCGAACATCTTTTTTGAGTACGCGCGCAGGTTAGCCTTGTACCGCAGGTAGATGTTCACGTCGCGGCCCTCGGACGTCAGGTAGGCAATGTTGTGCTTCTTCGCATAATTGGTCACAAGCCAGTCGAGAAGGCGCAGGCTGATCTTGGACTCGCCGGTGAGAATCGGTTGGATCCGAGATAGACGTCCTGCATCCGAATAGAAGGTGGACAGACGCCGCAGAACCATGTCTTCTTTCGAGGTGATCGTCTCCATGTGTGAGTTCGGGGCTTTCATAGAAAATGGCTTCGTGTGTATAATGAGCGAGCCAAAACTTCCGGACGACTTCTGGACTGTGGAGATCTCCGTTGATCCTCTCGCGATGGTCCCCGAGGTTGGAGCTGACCTCACACTCATTGATGCACACGAGTCTGAGCTCGAGTCCATTGTGCAGCAGATGTGGTCGGACATGACAACGGAGACCAAACTTCTCGATGGCGTTGAGATTCCCGAGCAGGAGGAGATTGTCATCCCTCGGATCACCGAGGAGGAGTTCCAGGCGCTCCTCCACCCTCCGGAAAACGAACCTTCGCAGAATGACGAGACAAAGGAGTAATGGAGGATGTCCTCTCTCAGTGGCTCCTTGAAAATCGTCCCTGTACTCATCTCGGGACTCGTGTCCGCCAGTTCATACGCTATTGCCGTACTCTACAACCGGGACTCTCCTACTCCGCACTCAAACGTCATGTTACCCCCATCGTTGACTCCCTCATGCTCGGAGACGTCGGTCGCCTCTGGCTCCGCGATCGTGCCTTTGAACGTGTTCTCCGTCTTTACGGGCAGAATGATCAGCGAACCACACAATGGCACGCGAAGCGAGGCGAAATGATTACCGCCTCCGAGGTCTACAAGGTCTTCGGGTCCACCGAAGGGCGGAAGGAGGTCATGCTCCGGAAGCTCGAGCCTCCGTCGACGGGGGACTCGGCGGTGTCCAACCCGATTCCGGCGCTGCTGTGGGGAACTCGGTTTGAGCCTGTCGCAAAGAAGATCTACGAAGAGACCACGCGGTGCACGATTCTCGATGTCTCTTGCGCCCAGCATCCGCGGTATCCCTTTCTCGGAGCCTCACCGGATGGACTGATCATTCCGATGGACGATGACCCGAAGCGCTATGGACGTCTGGTTGAGTTCAAGTGTCCGATGAGTCGCGTCGAGAAGCCGGAAATCCCGATTGGCTACGTGCACCAGATGCAGATGCAAATGGAGTGCACGGGGATTGATGAGTGCGAATATGTTGAGTTCCGCTTCAAGCAGGTGAACTACACGGAGTGGTCAAAGTCCGACAAGCGCAAGGGAGTCTTCGCTGTCTACGAGGATGGGAAGGTCGTCTACGATCTTGAGACCCACGGCGAGGACTACCAGATGATCTACTGGGTCCTTCAGTCTGTCAAGAAGGACTTTGTACCCAAGGACCCGAACTGGCTCTCAGATCATCTTCCGCAGCTCCAAGCCTTCTGGGATGAGGTTGTCCAGCACAGGACGAACGGGACACGCCCCGAGGAGAAGCCTAGCCTGCCTACACTGGAACTGTGAGGCTGCGTGGGAAGAAATACCCCTCAATTGGCATCGAGGGATCGTTGAACCACTTCGACGGGAGAACGATCGTTCGGTCTGGGTTCAGATAGGCGCCCCACCATGAAAAGGTCGAATTGGCGCAGATTCCGCCGTCGCGACACCGAGCGAGTGTCCAGAGCGCCCGAACCTCATCCGGTTCCTCTACGAACGTATACGAGATCGTCTGCAGAACCGGAATCGTTTTTGCATAGGAGACATCGTTTGTCAAGACATAGAAGTGAGTCCCAACCGGAAACTGCTGGACGGCTCGCATATAATACGTCGAGAGCCCAACGTCATGGAGCCAATGGCCAACGTAGTCTCCGCCCCGAATGTGAAGGAATGCCCCAGGGAGGCTGGGGATGTCCGGTGGACAGACAAGTCGGTCCCGAAAGGTCGGACCGATCATCCTGTACGTTTGAAAGTACCCGTCCAGCTTGACCTCGGCCGACGAGCAATCGCCTTGGGACTGCGCGAAGTCTGCGAGGATCGTCGTAAAGTAGTCTTGGGACGAATGATGTGTGGGCGGGCATGGAGGAAGGACAAGCTGTTTCCCAGACCCGCGGGCAATCGTCTCAGCGGCGGCAATCTGAAAGAGTTGATTCCCGAGACCGCCCTTCAGCTGGATCGTTGTCATTTTATAGAACGCCCCGTCCCTTCTACAAGAATGTATACGCAGTACCAGTCCTATCTTCGCACGATCACAGCGCTCCCCACGCCCTTCAAGCGGCATCCTGCCTATACCCCGATCCTCGAGCATGTCTCACAGTCGCTTGGAGAGGAGTACCTCGCTCGGATTCTGTCTGACACACGCCTGACCCTCTCCCAGATTGCGTCGTTCTGCGCGATGAATGATGCCATCGGAGATCCGTACACTGCGAGGATTGGGTCTCTCCCTAATCCGGTGTCTCCGACCTCCCTTCGGTATCTCTACCACGCCTCGCTGATCCTCGAGCAGGCCGGATCCGGTCCGCATCGAATGGTCGAAGTCGGAGGCGGGTATGGAGGCCTCGCCCTTGCCCTTCATTTCCTCGCCCCCATCGAGGAGTATCATATTGTTGACATCGACGAAGCCATCGCCCTTCAGCGCATGGTTCTCGCGCATCTCCCGTCTGTTCGGGTTCACTCTGCGTCAACCTATGGAGATGCCGTTCCCGATGGATGCTTTCTCATCAGCAACTATTGCTTTAGCGAGATTGAGAGCGAGCATCGCGCAGAGTATCAGCGGAGACTTCTCCCGCGCTGCCCCCATGGATTCCTCGTCTGGAATTTTGGACCCTATATGGACATCGGAAAGGAGGTTAAGCGCCGCCCTGAGGTGCCGATGACGGGATCGGATAATGAATTTGTAGTGTTTTAAGCGCCTCCGACCAATCGACTCCGGTACAGAGGGGAAGGGGGCCTGCGGGAACGTGTTCGGGACGAACATACCAGTCTTCGTACGGGTTCCCACCGTTGCAGATGTCCTTGCAGAGAAGAACGTATCCATGTTGCGCGAGAATCGACCGCATCTCCTCGGCGACGGCAGACCCAAACCGATAGCGGTCATGCTCGATCGTGCAGACGTTGAATGTCACAAGCTCGAAGGGGAATCGGCGGAGGGTTGCGAGCGAGGCTTCATCGACGTCAAAGGAGAGATAGTCAATCGTGGTCCCCGCAGGTCCAAAGAATGAAGCCCAGTCGAAGGTGGAGACATCTTCGCAGTAGAAGGGCGACGTGCGAGCCTGTTCGGTCGGAGATTTCCATTTGGGGTCGCAATCAAACAGTGAGCCCGTCCACCCGAGACGCTCGAGGGCGTAGGTGTTGTTGATGCCGATCGGATCGTGACTCCCGATATCCAGAAAGGTCCCAGTCGACCGTGGGAGGACGAGGTGGACGAATTCATCTTGACGCGCTTGACTCTTCCACTCTGGCATTATTTTACAGGCAGACGACCTTCTTGTAAGAATGCACGCGATCTATATCAACCTTGATCGTCGAACCGATCGTCGGGAAGAATTTGAAGGCGAGTGCAGCCGAATGGGGCTTCCAGTCGAGCGATTCTCAGCCTGCACCAGTCCACTGGGTCCTGGGCATGGATGTACCCTCTCGCATCTGTCGGTTCTCAAACTCGCCCGTGAGCGAGGCTACCCCGCGGTTCTCATCTTCGAAGACGACTTTCAGTTCCTCATCTCGCGAGAGCAATGGGATGACCTCCTCGCCAATCTTCCCGAGGACTACGACGTCGTCATGCTCGCCTACAACCTGTTCCAGAGCGAACCCTACAATGAACGCTTTGGACGAGCGATCGACGTTCACACTGCGTCAGGGTATATCGTCCACTCTCGCTTCTATGACACTCTCATTGCGACGATAGAGGAGGGCTATCGACTCCTCTGCGAGACAGGATCCCATTGGCTCTACATGAACGACCAATCGTGGAAGCGCCTTCAGCCCATCTCCCGCTGGTACTACAGTCTCACTCGGCTTGGGAAGCAGCGTGCGGGGTATAGCGATCTCCATCGCGGACAGGTTGACTATGGAGTGTAATGCTTACAGCGAAGGCGCTATTGCGTCGCAATGCCGACGGTCTTCGTCACCGCCTTTCATCCACTTCGTGCCGATCCCTATTGGCCCTATTTTGACCTCCTCGTCCAATCAGGCGTTCCGCTCCTTCTCTTTCTGGATGAGCGGTGTTCAGACTGTCCAGAGGCTCCAAACCTTCGTGTGATCCGAGTCCCCCTGGTTCATGCATGGGACGTCGAGGGAGTTCAGCTTCCTCCTGTCCGCTCTCCCGAGAAAGACACTGCGGAGTTCCTCTCGATCATGGCCCTCAAACTTCGGTATATGACGGAGGCGCTTGCGTATACAGAGGCAACACATCTCGCATGGATTGACTTTCGAGTCTTCCATGTGATCCGGGATATCCCGGCGGTTCAGGCAAAGCTTCGGAGCCTTGCCGAGCACCCCTTTCCGCGGGAGATGCCCATTTTGGCGCCAGGGTGTTGGCCTGCCGCTCCGTTCGACTTCTTTCGGTCGATTTGTTGGAGGTTCTGCGGAGGGTTCTTGCTTGGACCCCGTGAGGCCTTTCAGCCTGCATGGGCTCGTCAACAGTCACTGATTGAGGCAGGGTTGCCGCGTGTCACATGGGAAGTCAACTATTGGGCGCAGATGGAGGAGCACTTCCAGTGGTATCCGGCCGATCATGACGAACGACTCCTGCTGCATGTTCCAGAACGTGCTGAACAAGATCCCCCCGCCCTTCTGCCTGCGCCCGCTGACGAAAGCACCCCTCAATAATGTGGAGATCCTCAACGGCGCGATGGTAGTTCGTCAGCGTCGACTGATAATCCCCGAAATAGAGAGAGAACCACTCTGGGTGACGATCATACACGTAGATCATCGCCTGTTCTTCGGTGTGCCCGACGCCCTCCGCAACCTGCTCGAAGGCGACTGACATCATCGAGAGGAAAAAGCGGTCGACGTAGTCCGCTGCAACCGTGAAGGCTGTTCCTGCAAGTCCACAGGGGCCACCTGTCGCGAGATAACGCTTCATCGGGTACAATTCATGGGTGGGGCGATAGTGAATGTAACACAGTCCGATCTTCGGGCGAGGGGCTGCAAGGATCCGATCCACGGCGTCAGGGAACCCCCTCGCGATGTGGCTTGCGCCAAGATCCAACCAGAGATAGGTGTCCACAGGGACGGCCTTCTTTGCAAGATGAAGCGCCATGGGCTTGAAGGAGGTAACCATGAAATGAGAGGGTGTGTTTCGAGGGTCGTCGTACGACTTTGAGGCGCGGGTTGCCTGCACGATGGGAAGCCACGCCTTCACGTGCTCATACTCAAAGATCGACTTAACAATGTAGGTCGTCGGACGATCTCCGCGGATCGCTGCAAGGAGAGGCTGAGTGTCCTCATCGCAGAAGACGACCATCGGATGGGGGAGTTCAAGAGTTGGGCGTCCATGGTTCATGTAAAACTCAAGCGGACGAGTTGCACGGGATGCATGGGCGGTCCCCGCGAGATTGAAGAACATCGTGACGATGCAGGAGGTCATTTCATGAACGACGGGAGGCACTGCGTAAACCTTGACGTCGTCGGGGGCCGGTACTTCGCCACCCACTCATCAATCGTATAGGTATCGCTCATGCTGCGGTTGCAGCGTGCGCAAATGGGAATGAGGTTGTCAAGAGTCGTCTTGCCACCCTTACTCTCAGGAATGTTGTGTCCGCATTCATAGTCGAACACCGAAATCTTATTCTTACACCAAGCGACGTAACACTTGGCATCGAAGCGATGTCCCATGCGGGAAATCCAGACTTGCTCGGCTAAGGCTTTGGGAATCTTCTTTTTCTTATACGGTTCGCCGGGAAACTCGCGAAACTCCATTGTCGTTTACCTGCGACGACGCGTAGACCGCTTTAGACGGGAACAAAGGATTTATACTGATTCACCTGGAAAGGCGTCTGCATGCCACCAATGGGTCCCATCTGAACGGGTGCGGGGTCCATGTGGTTCGTATACTGCTCGTACGAGGAGTGCTCGCGGGCAACGGTGTTCCCGACCTGACGCTTATCGAGGAATTCAGGCTGGAACCGCTCGCGGCCAAGATAGAGGACGAGCATCAGTACGAACAGGGCGATCACAAGAAGGGTCGTCGGGTTCATTATGGTATCGGCACGAAAAAACGAACCGCTTTCTGTCTAGAGAGAAGATAAGTACAATGCAGGACAAGGCCCTTGAGACTCTCCGTACGTTTCTTGGACGGCGTGGACTGGACACAACGACCGCACCCGTTCAGGGCGACCAGCCCGACAAGGTCAATCTCTATACGATCGGTCCCGTGCTCGTCATCTTCAGTCAGAAGGACAAGGGTCTCCTTGAGCGTGACATCCGTACGTTCGTCAAGTTTGCAGAGGACAACTCCTATACCAACGGAGTCATCATCGTCCCCCTCGCGAAGCCCTCGGCGAATGTGCTCCGCGTCATGAAGTCGTTCGCAAAGGATCGGGTGCAGTTCTTCTGGATCTGGCATCTCCAAAACGACTGGACGACGCACCGGTATTCGATGCCCCACCGGATTCTGACGGAGGATGAGAAGACTGCACTGATCAAGCAGTACACGCTGACGAACCCCGCGAGCCAGATTCCCTCAATTGACTCGCAGGATTATCAGGCGCGGGTCTTGGGTGCGGTCCCCGGCGACATCCTCGAGATCAAGCGCCACAGCGACGTTGCGGGACCTGCCCTCTACTACCGCTATTGCGTGGAAGACGTAAATGTTGCGTGAACATAATGCTCCGCGAGCGCTTTGGGAACTATCCTGATGGAACGTGCGCTCCAGGCTCTACGTTGCGATCCCCCATCTTCCCTGGTCAACTCCCCTGCGTCTCCCCCGAAGGCGTCGGACTCTATCATGTCTGCCCCGCTGGAAGCACGCCCTATTCGATCACGACCGCAGATCGAGTCACAGCCGCGATCTGTGTCCCGACGTCGACGGCGGTCTATCCTCGGACCACAGTAAATCCCGCGGTCTTCCCCTGCAATGCAGGAGATTACCTCGGCTTTTCCGATGCGGGGATGAAGTGTATTCCTGTGGGGACCGCGGCTCCTGCGACGACCCCCAGCGGCAGTGTTGAGGACCTCTCTGCACGGCTGGCCACCCTTCGGACACAGTATACGACGCTGGCCACCCAAGCCACGACAACGCCTGCGCAGGTCCCTACACTCCTTCCCCAGATCCAGACGATCAATCAGCAGATTGCGGCGGTCCTCGACCAAATGATCACGCAGCTTCAGCACGCACGGCAGGGACCCAATAGCGATGCCTACCGGGATGAACTGACGGCAACCCTTGCTCGGATTCAAATGGACTACAATGGCCTCAAGACGAACACGGATGCCCTCCAGACGCTTCGTCGGATTCGGTCGTTTCAGGACACGTCGTGGCAGTCGTCCCTGAATCTCTATCTTGCGCTGTTTCTCATCTTCACGATCATTCTCGTCCTTGTTATGCTGTTCCGTCGTCAGACAAAGGCGAGCACACCCGCTACGATGGCAAGTCCTCCGGCAATGCCGACCTTGATGTAGGCGTCGGTCGAGGGTTGGAACGTCGGGATCTGATCCATTTGTTTTTTGATCGTAAGGTACGTGTTTTCCACCCGAGGGCCCTCCGCCTTGACACGCTGGAACTCGGTCTGAGTCTGGGTCATGTCTTGGTTCGCAGTCTGATAGGCCGCAACATCGCTGGTGATGGCGTCAGACTCTCGGGTGAGCCTCAGATTCAGCGTTGAGATGTAGTTATCCATCCACGCCTTGATTCCGTCGTAGGCACTCTTGTAGCGTTCATCCCCCGTCATTTTGTATTCGAGGAGGTTGTCCCGCATTCCCGCGAGGATGTTCGGGATCGATACCGCAGCCGTCGAGGAGGTCGGGAGCGGATTGACGGGTGGAATCGTCGAGTCCGATGTGAGACCCACATACGCCATGGCGAGGCGCTTCGCGTCGCCGGTTGAAAACGCCGTCCTATAGAAGGAGTTCGTAGGAGTATCAGATTCCTGTGAAATGAATTGGAGAATCTGCGCAACCCACGAATCAACGACAGGTTCCGTGATCGGATCAGTCGCTGGCACGTAGACCATCCGTTGAAACGCGCTGATGATCACCGCAATCAGATTTTTGGCTTTGTCGCCCGCTGAGAACGGGTTGGGAGCAGGGCTGTTCGTCGCAAGGGACTTGAGACTCTGGGGTGCGAGCGCGTAGATCCGGTCTGTTTCGGCGGCATTTTGCGTGGACCGAATGTCCACCATCGGGGCCGAAATCGTGAGATGCTCCCGCTGGGTCAGAGCGACGAGAACAAGCACTCCGAGGAGGAGTCCTGGGGTATACATTACTTCTCGTGAAGGAATAAATGCCGGTCGAATCCTACTTTGAAATCAGCGAGCCCCGTCACGTTCGTCTGACGACCTCTGCCGGAGAGCACACGCGCTATGTCCGCATGCTGGCCCAGGCCGCTCCGTATATCACTCGGGGACAGACGGTGGGGGCTCCCACCCTTGGATGGAAGTCTCCTGCCCTCAACGCCGAGGTCCGTCTTATCGCACCGCTGTGGGGCGGTGTCAATGGGTTTATTCCCAACCGTAAGTAAAGATGGGATCGGAGGTGAGCCCCCATTCTCAGAGTCAGTCTGAGTACGCAAAGTACACGGAGCAATTCGACACGGTCAAGTCTGTCGTGGATACCCTCAAGCCGCTCCGTCCTCCGACCGCGCCGGCCTCTGATCTTGCGATCGAGCGGAAGGAGATCCTCGAGAGCTCGGCTCCAAACTTCCTCTTGATTCAGGTTCAGCTTGCAGTGGTCATTCTCTGTCTCCTTGTCTATGCCTTTCTCCCACTGGAGGTTGCGCCTGGGCTGTGTATTCTGATCTTGAGCGTGGGAGTTGCGGTTGGAATCTTTCTACGGAAAGGGTAATGCCAGAGGCAGTGTCTGCCTGTCCAATTGGATTTGTAACGGGAAGCCCAGGGCAGTGTGTTCCGACCTGCCCGACCTCCAGCGGACTTGAGAATCGACTGATCGGGGGAGAACCTCGGTGCGTCTACACGCAGGATTCAACCCAGTTTTTTGCCCTGCAACAGATCCCGCCCGTCCTCCTCACATCGCCGACCGACCCCCAGCCAACCCTCTCGTGGGTTCAGCAGTTCCGTCCGTCCGTGTACTCGTCGTATACCGCCGCCCAAACCGATGCAACCACGAAGACCGCCACCCTTCTCGCAACGATCGGGAGGTCTCAGCGACTCGCGGATGCCTTTCAGGCGCTTCAGACGGCCGAGGGGGTTCGCGATACATCCCCTCAAGCCTATCAGACGGCTCGAAACAACTACTACACGTTGAAGCTGGGCCCGACGTGGGCGCAGACTGAGCGGCAGCGAGTTCTTAACGCCGAGGTCCTCCCGAATGTCGTCTCGTATGTTCAGTCGATCAACACGATCTCGGAACGCCAAGCCCAGCAGTCTTCCACGAAGACGGCCGTGGACGCCGTCAAGTCGAAGCTCTTGTCCCTGAAAGATGACTTTCGCCAGACCACCGGCACCCTGTCCAAGCAGGTCTCCGAGCTTCGCAATCAGATTGAGATCGAGAAGCGGCGGGGCGTGACCCAAGTCAACCAGACGAATGAGTGGTTCATCAATCTGCTCCTCGTCATTCTCTCGCTCGTGGTGATCGTCATGCTCGTCCGTCGCATCATGGCGCGGCAGGCGCGGGGTCCTTCCACTTATACGTCATCAACGTACCGTAGGTAATGGAGTGTCGAATTTGCCTCGGGGATGACCGCCCGAACACGATGCTCGCCCCCTGCAAGTGCCGGGGAACCTCAGCCTACATTCACGAACACTGTCTTCGAACCTATATGACCTACTACCCAGACCGACTCTGTCGGGTGTGTCGTGAACCCATGCGACACCCGTGGATTGACCTTGAACGAACCTTCATCTGCACGAGCTCCCTCCTTCTCTGGGTTGGGATTCTCGTTGGACACTCGGAGAGTCACCTCGCCCTCCGCATGGCTGCGATGCTTGTTCTCACTGGCCTCATTCTCTATCATGCCAAGCATCAGACACTCACCTACGAGAGCACGTTCATCTGCGTGCTCGGTTCGGGGTTCCTCTTCGTTGCGGACCCTCTCTTCCTCCCTCAGGCCGTCTTTCTCATTGTCGCTCTGATGACACTCGCAACGGTCTGTCTCTTCATTCCAGCCCAGACCCTCATTCTCGTCTTGGTCTGTCTTCTCGTGATGGTCTATAGTCTCCTGCTTCTCCTGGCCGTTGCGCTTCGGACTGATCCTGCGTTCACGAGTCTGACCCTCCTTGCGATTGCGACGGCCTGGTTTACGGTCGCGCGTCCCGGTCGTCTGAACGAGGTATAAGTCTAGAGCAATGGATGTGATTGATGACCGAACCGTCGTGGACTTCCAGAAGACCACCTTCTGCGGACATCCTCGGGCGGCCGTCTCCAAGTTTCTCCTCCAGAACATTCAGCTCGGGCATGCCGATTACGCGTGCTATTGGTCTCTCGAGCTTCTCTGCTCGGGACTGGTCCATACCCTCTGGATGTCCCTCTTCGATGCTGCAGCCGTTCACGTGAACCGCGCGAATCCCAACGTGTTTCTCTACCTCGCCTCGGCGTATGAGACGTATGCGCCCTATGAATCGAACTACTCTGCGCTCGAGATGACGAAGCTTCGGAACAACCCCGATGTGCGTCGGATGGTCTGTGAGGCTGCGGCCGTGATCGCGTTGTGTCGCAAGAACAAGCTCCCGAGCCTTCCGACCATCAAGCCCAGCCACGACTTCGATGCTGTGACGCTGCAAGAGTCCATTCGGGCTCCGTCCACACTCTACGGGAAACTCGTCCTGCGTCGTGATGATCCTCTCTCGATGGCCGTTCCCATGAACGAGCTCTGCTATTGCCTTCGATCGGATGTGCGCGATACCACTCGGTCGCTCTATTGGATGAGCTGGATCTACGCCTATTGCCGTGAGCACAAGAAGCAGACCAAATCTGCACTGACCTTTGCCGATCGGTCCGATGAGTTCGTGAGTGGGGATCACGCTCGTCACGTTGTCTGGATGCTCTGGGACGCGGTCAAGAAGCAGACACAGCCCAACGCCCGCCCTGTCCTCGATGTCCTCTACAAGATGTACTGTCTCCGCTGGTCTCCGACGGATGCCAAGTCCCGCCAGCACCTGCTGTCGACGGCCGTGCTCATGGTCTGTGAAGGGGGGACGCTGGACACCACGCCGGTCACGGGGCAGACGATCCAGGTCTCGCAGGTCCTGAATGGAATCCCAGGGTGGATTGATGCCATCGTGAAGACCCGCCAGAGTTTCTCGGCGTAAGACAAATGCGTCTCACCCAGAAGCAGTCTGCCACGCTCCAGGCCATCTTCCTCTTCTTCCTGATCTCCAACCCGTTCACCTACCGCCTGACCAACAGCCTCCTCAGTGGGCTGATCGGTCGCCTGTCGGATCCGTCGGGGTGCCCGACGAGCCTCGGGATCCTGGTCCATTCCGCGGTCTTCGGTGCGATCGTCTATGCGCTGATGTATGTCTAAAACGGAACCGATGCCGCCGAACGCATTGACTCTACTCAAAATGATTACCCCCGAACTCTCCGCTTCGAAGGTTGCTGGCTTTATCGGCCTCCACAAGTACCAGAGCCCTACCGAGCTCTACTATGAACTGCTTCTCAAGGACAAGGACGCCCGTCAGGTGGTTCTTGCGCTCGAGACCGCAACTGGACGCCGCAGCTTTACCGGACTCCTGAATGAAGTCTTGAAGGAGCAGCCCGTGAAGGACTGTATCTACACCGGTATCGCCGACGCAAACAAGACCGAGAATGTTGGAGGAGTTCTCGAAGAGGTCGAAGCCCAGGCCCGCGTGATCCTCGATCTTCGTCGCGATGCGCTCCCACGGGACGTCCGTGACAAGCTCGTGGCCGAGATCCGCGGTAAGATCAGCAAGGGTCGTGGCATCCAGAATGAGAACGCCATCCTCGACCAATACGAGACCCAGCGAGATGTCAAGGTCACCGAGCGGAATACCAAGACCTTCCGCAAGGATTACGGGGCCTTCAAGCTCGTCGGACGCACGGATGGCTACGTCGCCTCGGAGAACCGCATCGTGGACTCCAAGGACCGCACTCGCTGGTGGCCCGAAGTCCCGCTCTATGATGAGATCCAGCTGCGGGTCTATATGGAGATGGCCGGCGCCACGGAATCGGAGCTCGTCGAGCGCTTCCCCGATGGACGCGTGCGCCACACGAAGTATCTCAATGACCGCGAGAAGTGGAGCAGTCTCCAGTCGGCGATCGAGGCCGGCGTCACCAAGCTGAATGCACTGCTCACGGATGAGGAGGCCCTGAAGCGAGTGGTCTTCGCGAACACGGTTTGTCTAGAGTATGGAGGTGGCGCTGACGTCCGGCGTTCCGCTCGCTTGGCGGGGACGGCGACCCTTACGGGAGTATGAAACCCGCCTGCTGTCGACGGGACTGAGTCGCTATGATGTTGAAACAAAAACGCTCTCAACGCTGAAGCTTGAGGGAGGACGAATTCTCTATACGGAGCGTCCGTATACAGGATCTGTCTTTTCGCGTGTGTATGCGACGGAGTTGGTTCGGATTCGGGTCTATTCCGAGAGCCCGAAGGTCTGGTCTGAAGAGCTTGCGCCGGGCGAGGTTCACTTCTTCCAGCAGCAGCTCAGCGCCTGAGCCACAATCGGAACCTTGGAGGCGATCGTCGCAGCCTGCATCGCCATGGGGACGACAGTGTCAATCGTGTGGAGGATCTGCTCCTTCTCCTCGGCGGACTTGTCCGAGTCCTTGAGGGCAAAGCGAAGGGTCTTCAGGAGGAGGTCAAGGCGCTCCTTCCCGCGAAGATGGGTCAGCCCCTCGAGTTCCCGTGCGAGCTCCATGCAGGTCGGGATGAGGTTGTCCCAGTCAATCCGGCCCTTGACGGTGCGATAGAGGGCATCCACCTGGGCGTCCATCTGAGCGTCGGATTCGTGAAGCGGGTTGGTCTGCATGCGGTTTGTTTACACATCCCAAAAGATACACAGCAAACAAATGAACGCGACAGAGATCGTTGCCACCGCGGTTTCGACGCTTGTTGTTCTTGTTCTTGCACACGTGGCCGTCTACTGGGTCGTCAAGACGCTCTATCCTCCGACGCCCAGTGTTGCCGTCCGTGAGCCCGAGCCGATTCCCGCACCCGCGGCCGCACCCGCCCCGACTGTGACTTTCGCAGAGCCTCCCCCAACAGTCCAACAGAATGTTACCCTACCGACGTATGAAGCGCCTGTTCCCGCAGAAGCCCCTCGTGAAGGCGGGGAGCGTCGAGGCCCGCCACCGGCTGAGCGTACCTCAATTCGTCGGGACACCGGGGTGGCTGCTCCTGACGCACAATGAGCATGGAGACCCGATCGCGCTCTTCGCAGATTCCCACGAAAAACTTGAAGTCGTCTACCTCGTGATGGACGAGCGCGTCTTCTCCGATACGATGCTTCGCGTTGTTCGCCTCGGTCCGTTGCGCTATGTCGCCTATGATCTCGTTGTGTTCAACGGCCAGCCCTATCACGAGTCGCATACGTACACCCAGCGATCCGACAAACTTCGCGAGCTTCTCGACCTCTTTCATTTCCCCGACTTGGTTGCGCTTGAGATGCCCGATCAGGTCGCCCTCTGGGACACTCCCGTTCGGGGCGTTGAACATTACGATGACGCTCCTGGAACCCTAGGCGTATTTTGTCCTGTGAAGGAATAAATGGCCGGAACCTGTGGAAGCATGCTCGGCGGTCGTCGTCGCAAGTCCAAGAAGGGTGGCAAGACGGGAGCCCGTCGCCGCACGATGCGCGGTGGAATGGGCTATGGGTTTGGTGGCGCGATGGGAACCAACGGTCCCGTCTGGAGTTCGTCGTGGGGTGGCGAGATCACCAAGAGCGGTGAGCCGATCTATGACACCGCAGATCGCCCTGCGGTGACCGGCGGTCGCCGTCGCAAGTCCAAGAAGGGCGGCAAGACGACCAAAAAGGCGGGCCGTCGTCGCACCATGCGCGGGGGTGCCCAGTGGCAGTCGGTTGCGCCTGCAGGAGGTGGGTTTACGGGGCAGGGGTCGCGTGGACTGGCGGACTGGACTGGATATGACTCCAAGGTCCCAGTCGCCGGAGGACCACCCCAGGGCCCTGACGGCGCATACCGGCCCTAACCACGGCATCCGCATAGACATACGGAAGATACTCGGGGTCATTGGTCACAATCTGCGGTCCTCCATGCGCCATCGTCTGGAGGTACATGCGCTGCATCTCAAATCGAAGGGATGAATACTCAATCCAGCGAGACCATGCTCGGTAGACAGAGAGCGCCGACGTCAACGCAGAGACGAGATCGAGAGATTGAAGACACAAAAATGTAAGACTGATCAACGGGGCGAGAATCATCTCGTTGATCTGTATCATTTGGTCTCCCACAGACCGGGGAGCGCAGAGTTTTTTCAGTTGAAGATAGCGTTCGGCGACCTTAAAGGGGTCCATTCGCCTTAATTAGAAGTCCATCGCCAGGAAATTCCCTCTCCTCAAACGAACCGA